TCATGGGCGAGAACCCCCGCCCGTGATTATCACCTCACCGGCGGGCTTCGCTCCCTTGCCCTGCAAGCTGTAGTGCGTGCCCACGCCCTCGATGTTGAACCGACCGAAGATCCTGCGCACCTCGGGCTTGTCATTGAGCGACAGGATGAACCGGCCCCGGATCCCGGCCAGCTGATCGGCCATCATCTCGAACTGGCCCTGGTCGAACATGCCGGGCCCATAGTCGCCCTCACAGTCGAAATACGGCGGGTCCAGATAGAAGAGCATCCCCGGCCGGTCATAGCGGCGCACGAAGTCCGACCAGGTCAGCTGCTCGATGACCACGGCCTCGAGGCGCCGGCCGGCAGCAATCAGGTCGGCTCCAACCTTCGACGCCTGGAATCGGCTGGCCCGATCGCGGCACATGCCAAAGTCCTGGCCGGTCACCTTCCCGCCGAAGGCCACCTTCTGCAGGAATACGAACCGCGCCGCGCGCTGCAGATCCGTCAGGTGCGTCGGATCCACGCGCTGTTCGCGGTCGAAGTCGGCCCGGCATTGCAGCTGCAGGCTGATCAGGTCGCACAGCGCGCCGGGGTGCGCCCGCATACAGCGGAACAGATTGGCGACCTCACCCGACAGGTCATTGATGATCTCGCACTTCGGCCGGGCGCGCCGGCGAAAGAAGACGCCGCCCATGCCGATGAAGGCCTCGGCATAGGCCTCGTGCGGGGTGGCCTCGATCAGCGCGCACAGGCGCCGCGCCAGATTGCGCTTGCCGCCGATATAGGCGGCGACCGGGGAAACGGGGTTCACGGGCTGGTGGGTTGTTGCGTTCACGGACGACTCAATCACGGATAGCGCCCGCCGGTCAGGCCGGTGGCGGGGCGAGAAGGGGGTGCACCCCTGGACGTGCTGAGTTCGCTCTCGGCGGCTCGGGTGTTAGCGCACCCGGCCCCCGCCTCTATCGAGCCCGGGGGCGGCGCCGGTCCATCACAGTTTGACGTGGCCGATCTAGCCGGTAGCGTTTGTGCCGTGCGGTGCTGACAACAGCGACGCTCACGACTCGAGACTGTTCCTGCACGCTGGACTCGCTGTAGCGTCCTGGATGTGAGGGAAGGGCGCTGACACCAATGATTGGTCTCCAGTTGATGTCGGGGGTCGACGAGCATGCGGGCTCGGAAGACGCCTATCTCCGGATGATCCGCGCACGGCGCTGGCTGTTCGCTTCTTCGATTGTGCTGTTCCTGACATCCGCAGGCTTCTTCGCCTCTGATGGGCTCCAACTGGCGGATGAACATCTGAGCCTGCCGGCCTCGCCCTTGAGGTGGATGTTGGCCGCGATCGTGGCGTACTTGTCAGCACAGTATGCCGTTGTGCTTTGGCAGCTTGCTCTCAGCTACGACCACCTTCTGAGAGAGCGACTCATCAAGCAGCACGAAGATGCTTTGCTCCAGCAGCAGATAAAAATCGAAGAGCTCGAAACGGAATACGCGGTTGCGCACGATGAAGTGACCCGTGAGCTCGATGAAAGGGAGGCGAACCTCACCGGCAAGAGTGAGGAGGCACGGATAGCGATGAAGCTGGCCGAGCAGGCGCATGAGGCTGCTCAAAACAAATACCAAGGGCTCGCTCGTATTGCCCAAGCGAACGGCGATAAGGCGTCCGATTCAGACGTCATCGACCGGTTTCGCGAGCTTGACATCGCGAGAAGGAAATATGACCAACTCCAGCATCAGCGAGGCTTTTTGTCGGCTGAGAAGTCTCGTATCGATAGCCACTCTCGCATCCGTGCGATCTCCAGTCGGCGGCGGCTAGCGGGTCAAGAGTTGGACCGGCTAAGCGAAAGCAACCCGAAAGGGACGGCCCAGTATAGGGCACTGGAGAAGGTCAGCGACTTGGCCCGAGCGCTGACGCCTCTTGTGTTGGCAATTGCAGCACTAGCATCGACAGTCCTTCTTCCGGCCGCCCAAGAACGTTTCACGGTGGAAAGCGGGGTCTCCGCTGCGGTCAGCCCCGCTCCCGAAACCGCACCACCTCGATCCCCAGCCACTCGTTGATCGCCTGCAGCCGCATCTTAAGCGGGATGATTTCGGCCTGGTGAAACACGGCCTCGGCCTTTTCCACATCGCCGAACCCGCCTGCCGTCTGCGGGATCACCCCCAGCAGCTGGGGCGGCACCCGGTGCGCGGCCAGCACGTCGTCGCGCGTGGCGTTCTTGATGCCGACGAACTCATCCTTGGCCGCGGCTTCGCCCGGGTGAAGGATCTGGATCGAGTCCTTCTTGCCGTTCGGCAGGTGGACGAACATCGACTTGAAATTGCCGACGCCCTTTGTGTTCTTGACCGCGCCCTGGATGGCGGCCGCGTCCGCGTCGCTCAGCCCGCCCTCGCCGACATACAGGATGAAGCCGGCGTGCGCCCCGTTGATGTAATACCGGCGCCGGAACAGGGTCGCCGCCTCATTCAGGAAGGCCGACTGCAGCGCGCTCAGATAGTCGGGCACGCCATAGATCTCCTGATCCAGGCTGGGCTGCATCAGCTGCAGCACCGTGCCCTTCCGGAACCAGTGCTCCTTCATATAGGCCGCCAGGAAGACGAACGCCCCGGCCTCGACCCCGCGGCGGGTGTATTTGGCCAGGCTGCGCCGCAGCGCCATCGGCCGATTGACCAGATTGGTCACCTGCTCGACGTAGCACTGCCCCATGACCAGATAATCGAGCGCCAGCCCCTCGAACGTCTCGAGATTCAGCATCGGGTGCGGGATGAAGTCGCGGACCAGCTGGTTGATCTTCACCCGGAACGCGCTGGCATGGTGCGACGTCACATTCATGGCGCGCGACAGCACCGCCTGGTCGATCGGCGGCTGGTAGTATCGCCCGCCGACGCCCGAAACCTCCCAGCAGTCCAGGCACTCGATCAGGTCGCGCCGGTTCAGCACCGGCTCAGGATCGCCGATGGCGAAGGCGGTCGCCGTGGCGGTCGAGGCCTCGAGGCCGAGGCCTGGCCCAGGCGACGGATCCAGCGACATGCGCGCGGCCATAGACAGTTCGCCGCGCTCTTCGCGCGGAATGGCTTCGACGCCGCTACGGACACGGGCACGGGCCAGCTGGCGGGCACGGGGCAGGGGGCTAGTCATCAGAGATCACCACGCGAGAGCTCGAGCCGCCTCCGATGGCAGCTTCGATGGGTTCATTGATCAGGGATTGGAACAGGGCCCAGGCCAGATCGGCATGGCCGCTGTTCTTGGTGCGGCTGGCCTCATAGGTCACCTGTCGGCCGGACGCCGTCATGGTCCGCCGGATCGACATCAGCGCCCCCAGCAGGTCGGTAAAGCCGGCCGGGATCTCGATGCGGTGCTTACAGATGACGTCGAGCGCCTTATAGACCATCTGGGTCTTCACGGACGGGTCGTACTGGTGGCCGGTCGCCCGGGGGAAGAAGGTCTTCACCAGCTGGAAGACCGCATTCCCGATGCCCGTCTTGTCGATGTCGATTTTGGTGACGTTGTAGCGGCGGGTGTACTCGCGGATCACCTCGGCCTGATCGGTGAAGTCGCTGCCCTTGAATAGGCGGCGCTCCAGCACGCGGAACTTGCCGCCCGGCGTCCGCGGCGGCGCCAGCACGATCAGCCCCGCGGCATCGGCGTTCTCGCCGTCTCCGTTCGGATCGTATGACAGCCAGACCTCGCCGTCATAGGGCTTGCCGAAGCCCAGGGTGATCCGCACGTGGTCGACGTCGGGCCAGACCTCTTGCTCGTCGACCATGCACGGCGTCAGGATCGTCATCGGGAACACCGACAGGGTGTCGTCGACGAACTGGCACATCAGCAGGTTGGCAAACTCGGGCCCCGAGTATTCGTCGCGCAGCTCCTCGATGTCGAACAGGTCGTTGCCGCCCCGCTCCGCATCCTCGATCGTCACCGTCTGGCGCCAGATACGGTCGGGCAGCAACAGCCCGTCCCTGGTCGCCTTCCAGCTGGTGTCGAAATCGACGCGGCGATCCTTGGGCCGCTTCTTGTTCCACTCCTGGCCGGTCCAGAACTGATAGGCCTCGTGCGTGACCGAGCTCGGCGCCGAGAAGAAGGTCTTCCGGTACCGCTTCTGCATCGCCATGCCCGAAGCGACCTTCTTCAGCACCTGAAAGCCGAAGACCCAGAAATATTCGTCGAAATAGAAGTCGCCGTGATAGCCCTGCGCCGTCCGAGCATTGGTGCCCAGGTAGTAGAGGGTCGGCTGTTCCAGCGGCCGACCGTCCTCCGCCTCGCCCCGATCGATCAGGATCGGATCACCGCTCAGCTCAACGCCGATCGTCTCCATGACGAATGCCCGAACATAGCCGCGGGCGATATGGGCCTGGCTCTTCGAGGCCGACAGCCAGATCTGGTTCTTGCCGGTCTCGAGCGCCACGATCAGCTTCTCGAGCGCGAAATAGTAGGACGCCCCGATCTGGCGGCTCTTCAGGATGTTGCGGCTGCGCAGCTCACGCTTCGACCACCACCCAGCCTGATAGTCGAACAGGATCTCCAGGAACCGCGCCTTCAGGATCTCGGCCTGGTCCGGTGTGATCCGGTTCCTCGACGGCTTGGCCTTGGGACCGGCGTTGCGGTTGGCGACCTTGGGATTCAGGTCCGCCTCATTGCCGCCGCCCTCGTATTTGCGGATCCGGGCGAACCGCTCGGCCTGGCGGCCCAGCAGGTCCAGCTCCTTGAAGTCGAGGCCGGACTTCCTGTCCTTCATGGCGACGGCGATGTACCGGGCCTCGGTCACCCCCTCCATGCGCTCGAGCGGGGTGGCCTTGTCCCATTCCTCGCGCGCCTTCCAGCTGGCGATCGTGCCTTCGGGCAGCTTCATCAGCGCGGCGATGTCGCATAGCCGCCAGCACGCCCAATAGAGGAACTTGGCCGCGCGGCGCGCATCCAGCATGGCCGCGACCGGAAAGCCGAACCCCCTGTTCGCAGCCAGCATGGCCCCGAGGTCGTCGGGACCGCCGTCGCCGCGCTCAAGCAGCGGAGCGGTAGCGCGCTTCGCTGTTACGCCATCTGCTTTCTGGGGCCGCTGTTTCATCGGGGCGGACGCTAACCGCGCGCGCGCGACGGCCCTTCGGCCCCCTGTTGTCAGCACCGCACGGCACAACAGCCCCGCCTTGAGAAGGCGCGCCGCATCGCGGTGATCTGCGGCCCGATCAGTCCGCGCCGCATCCGGCGCTTCGAACGCCCATCACCCGAGGCCCCGATGTCCGATACGACCGCCACTCCGAAGTCCAAATGGTTCCGCGTTGCCGTCGAGGGGGCCACCGCTTCGGACGGTCGCACGATCGAGCGCAACTGGCTGCTGGAGATCGCCGCCAGCTATGACCCGGCCACCTTCGGGGCGCGGGTCAACATGGAGCACATCAAGGGCTTCTCGGCCGAGGGGCCCTTCATCGCCTATGGGGACGTCCTGGCGGTCCGGACCGAAGAGGTCACGCTGAAGATCGACGACAAGGATCAAACCCGGCTGGCCCTCTATGCCCAGGTCGATCCGACCGACCAGCTGGTGAAGTTCAACCGGGCCCGCCAGAAGATCTATACCTCGATCGAGATCGAGCCGAACTTTGCCGGCACCGGCAAATGCTACCTGATGGGCCTGGCCGTCACCGACAACCCGGCCAGTCTGGGCACCGAGGCCCTGAAGTTCACGGCCAAGGCGGACAACACCTTCGCCCAGCAGCTGAAGGCCGCCCTCGATGCGCGCAAGCAGCACGCCACCAGCCTGTTCTCGGCCCTGATCGAGACCACCATCGAGTTCGAGACGGCGCCGCCCGCCGATGCCGAGTCTGCCTTCGACAAGGTGCTGGCCAAGTTCACGGCCATGATCGAGGGCAAAAAGCCCGAGCAGCCCGCGCCGCAACAGCCGCAAACCCCGCCTGCTGATCCGAACGCCGCCATGATGCAGGGCTTCACCGCCCTGTTCGCTGACATGGCCGCGGCCATGAAGGCCGATCGTGAGGCCCTGGCGGCCCAGCATCGCGCCGACATGACCCGCCTGCAGAGCGAGTTCGCCGGCATGAAGGCCACGATCGAGACCACGCCATCGCCCGGCTTTTCGCAGCGCCCGCCCGCCACGGGCAGCGAGACCGGCAGCCAGCTGGCCGACTGCTGAACCCGCCACTTCGCTCCCGCACGCCCTTACGCCTCGCCCCCTGATCCCCGCCCGACTGGAAACCCGACATGCGCAACGCCCTCAGCAACGCCGCCCGCCAGCAGTTCAACCAATACCTGGCTCAGCAGGCCACCCTGAATGGCGTTGACCCCGACGTCGTGAGCCGGGGGCAGAGCTTCACCGTCACGCCTTCGGTCCAGCAGACACTGATCGAGCGCCAGCGGGAATCGTCCGAGTTCCTCAGCCGCATCAACATCGTCCCGGTTTCCGAACAGCAGGCGGAAAAGCTGGGCCTGGGCATCGGCTCGACCCTGGCCGGCCGCACCAACACCGATGTGAACGACCGGGCCACTCAGGACCCGACCACGCTCGACAACGATCTGTACACCTGCAAGCAGACCAACTCGGACACCCACGTCAAATATTCCAAGATCGACCTCTGGGCCAAGTTCAAGGATTTCCAGCTGCGCATGCGCAACCAGGTCATCCAGCAACAGGCCCGCGACCGCATCATGATCGGATTCAACGGCCTTGCGGCCGCGACCGCCACCGACCGGGTCGCTAACCCCCTGCTGCAGGACGTCAATGTCGGCTGGCTGCAACAGATCCGCGCCAACAAGCCGACCCACGTCTTCGCCGAGGGTGCCAAGGAAGAGGATCTGATCATCATCGATCCGACCGCCGGCGTCGGCGACTATCGCAACCTCGACGCCCTCGTGTTCGATGCCGTCCACTCCTTCCTGCCCGCCTGGGCCCAGGGCGACACCGGTCTGGTGGCCATCGTCGGCGGCGGCCTGCTCCACGACAAGTACTTCCCCTTCGTCGACCGGGAGGAGAAGCCGACCGAAAAGCTGGCCCTCGACGTCATCCTGTCCAAGCGCGAGCTCGGCGGCCACGGCGCGGTCAAGGTTCCGTTCGTGCCGGACAACTCCATCCTGATCACCCGCTTCGACAACCTGTCGATCTACGAGCAGGAAAACACCCGCCGCCGGACCATCGTGGACAACGCCAAGCGCGACCGGATCGAGACCTATGAGTCGGTCAATGAGGCCTATGTCGTCGAGGACTACGACTACGCCCTGCTGATCGAGAACATCCAGTTCGGCCCGACCCCGGATCCGGCGCCCTAAGGCGCCGCGTCCAGCAAAGTCCCCCTGATCCAGGAGCCTGATCCGTGAAGTCCGTCGCCACCCTCGCCCGAGAAAAGGCCGAAGCCCGCAAAGCGGCCGAGGCCGAAGCTGCCAGCCAGGCGGCCGAGAAGGCGCGCGGGCGCAAGAAGGCCCGGCCCGCTCCGGCTGTGCTGGCCGACATGGAACCGCCTGCGCCCCGCGCGGGGCGGCGCCAGCCGTCGCCCGCGGCCCGCCGCAAGCACTTCCTGATCGCGGCCAGCGCCGGTCGCGTCCTCGCGGCCAGCGGCGTGGATCTGCAGGCCATGGGCGACAATGACAACGGGGCCAACCAGCGCGAGCGGGAAAGCGCGGCTGCCAAGGTCATGCTGCAGCTGCAGGAAGATCAGCGCCGCCTCAAGGACATCCAGTCCATCGAGAAGAAGATCGCGCTCAAGGCCGAGCTCCTGCCCGGCTACGCCGGCTGGATCGACGGCATGATCAAGGCCGGCAAGGCCTCGGCCTCGCCCCTCGACCAGGTCTTCACCGCCCTGATGGCCTGGCGCATCGACACCGGCGACTTCGAGGGCGCCATGCCCATGATCGAGCATGCCCTGCTGAACGACCTCGCCATGCCCGACCGCTTCAAGCGCGAGACCCCGGCCTTTGTGGTCGAGCAGGTCTCCGAGGCCGCCATCCGCGCCTATGAAGCGGGCGAGGACGCAGCACGTGCCTTCCCGGCCGCCGTCCTGCCGGCCATCGAGGACCTGATCGACCTGGTGGATGCCGACATCCACGACGAGATCACCGCCAAGCTGCACCGCGCGCTCGGCATGGCGATCCTCGCTGGCGCCAGGGAAGACGACGCCGACGACCTGACCGCGCGTCAGGGCCAGGCGCTGCGCTGCTATCAGCGCGCCCTGCAGCTGGATGAAAAGGTCGGCGTCAAGAAGCCGATCAGCCAGCTGCAAAGCGCCCTCAAGAAGGCCGGCGCGCTACCCGAGAATTCACCCGAGACCCAGTCCGCGTCCGAACAGGACGGGGAAGGGGCCTGACACCTTCGCCCCCCGGCGCTCGGCGGCGGGACCGGCAGACGACGGCGTCCCCAATCCGCCGATCGCCGCGCCGGTCCCCCACCGCCGTAAACCGGTCCATTCTTCCGCCTCTGGGACCCCATGTCCGGAATCGTCTTCAATCCTCCAAACTCTGACGGCACGCCGCCGGTCGAGCCACCGGAGGCGGATACTGTCGTGTTCGACGGCTGGTGGCCGGACATGAACATCACCGCCGTGCGAGAGGCTATTCGCATCGATACCAACGTCACGGCTGGCCGACTGCGCGATGCCGTCCGCCAGGCCATGCTCGATATCGCCGCCGCTCTGGCCGACTGGCGAGCCGAACAGACCGCCCTGGGCCACGCAAGCCTGCAGGATGTGCCGGCACGCCTCGAGGTCGATGGCGTCAGCGACTATGTGATGCGCTTCAATCGCGCCGTCTATTCCGTGGTCGGCGCGGATCTGGCCGAGCGTCAGATCGGCTCGCGGCTCACCTCGGCCGGTGCCGATCGGGCCGAGGAACTGTCGGCCGACATCTGCATCCACACCCGCAACGTCACCTGGGCCGTCCGGGACTTCCTCGGCCGCACCCGCGTCATTGCCGAGGCACTGTGATGGCGCGCCTGCAGTCCGCCATCCGCGTTGTCGCCCTGGCGGGAGAGACCGTTGATGCCCTGGTCTATCGCGTGCTGGGCAAGGGATCGCCTGCCGTGGAGCAGGTGATGGCCTCGAACCCCAACCTTTGCGACCAGGGCCTTTTCCTCAATCCGGGCCAGATGGTCATGATTCCGGCCGCCGCGACGACGCCTGCGACGCCGCCCACAATCAATCTGTGGGACTGACATGACCACGCACCACACCGTTCCCCTTCATCCGCCGATCAACTGGTCAAAGGTCGCCTTCCTCTGGGCCGCCTCGATAACCGTCGCTGGCTGGGTCTTCTTCGGAGCCCAGGGCGAGCAGCGCCTCAAGACGCTCGAGGCGCGCACCCAGCCCCTGGCCAACGGCGACCTCGTGGCGGTGCAGCGCGACGTCGCGTGGATCCGTGATCGCCTCGAGAGGGACGCATCATGATCCGGATCAAGCCCGGCCAGCTGTTCGGCCTGCTGAAGGCCCTGCCCATGATCCGCTTCGCCCTGATGCTCGGCGGCGGAATGGTGGCCACGGCGCTGGCCATCCACGTCCAGGCCTGGCTCCTGCACGGTCGCTTCCCCGCGGCCGAAAGTATCTGGCTGGCCCGCATTCAGGGTGCCGTCTGGATGGGCCTCGCCAGCACCTTCATCGTCGCCCTGGTCATGGTCACCCTGGCCTTCGGTCGCGCCGGCCGCGTGGGCGTCAAGGCCGGTGGCGTCGAGGTCGACGTCGACTTCGACAAGCCCGAGGAACCCTGAGATGGCTTTCCGATTTTCCGCGCGCTCCCGGTCGCGCATGCAGGGCGTCCACCGCGACCTGATCCGTGTCGCGGAAAGGGCCATCGCCCTGACCGAAGTCGATTTCATGATCACGGAGGGACTGCGGACACCCGCGCGGCAGGCCGAGCTGGTGAAGGCTGGCGCAAGCCGCACCCTGAACTCTCGCCACCTGACCGGCCACGCCATCGATGTCGCGGCCATGATCGGAAGCGAGGTCCGTTGGGACTGGCCGCTCTATCCGCGCATCGCGAAGGCCTTCAAACAGGCGTCGAAGGAGCTCGCCCTCCCGATCATCTGGGGCGGCGACTGGCCGCGCCTTCGCGACGGCCCGCATTTCGAGCTGGACCGAAAGGTCTATCCCTGATGCGCGCCACGGACCTCGCCCGCTGGACCCCGGTCCACTGGATCTTGATGGCGGTCGCCGTGATCGCCTTTGCCATCGTCAGCATCCAGATCCTCGGCGGCCTCGGCTTCCGCTGGGATCCGTTCAACTCGGCCGAGCGCCGGGCGGATGTGGCCGAGGGCAAGGCGGCCGTCGCCACGGCCGACGCCGGCGCCCGCTCGGCCGAGGCCTCTGGCGCCCGTGACACCACACGCCTGGTCGAACGCGGCGCCACGGATCGCGCGGCCGCCGACGCCATCGCCCATGACTTTGCCCTTCAACGTGAGGCCCAGGCCGATGAAACGATCCCTCTTCCTGACGATGGTGCTGCTTTGCGCGATGCCTGGCAGCGGTTGTGCGATCTTCGACCCGCCGTCTGTGCCGGTCACGGTGACGCCGGCGCGGCGCGAGATGCCGGAAAGCGCCAGGCGCCCGTGCCGCCTGCTCGAGCTGCCCGGCACGATCTCGGCTGATACGCTCGAGCAGCTGCTGGTCGATCAGGCAGTCGCCCTTGTCCACTGCGACATCGCCCGGCAGACCGCCGTCGACGTCCACGCCGGCGAACATGCCGACGAGGATGACTGGCTGCGCTCGCTCGGCGTCGAGCTGTGAAAAAGCCGCACGCCCTTCGCGCCGCCCTGGTCGAAGCGCTGGATGCGCGCCACGGCCTGCGCACCGACCCCTACCGCCTGCAGATGGCGGCGACCAAGCTGGGCCTGTTCGCCTCGGCCCGTCCGGGCCAGGCGTTTGAGTACCGCTACACGCTCGAGATCGCCATGCTGGACTTTGCCGGCGACCCGGCCGAGGTCTCGGTTCCGCTCCTGCTGTGGATCCAGCGCTGGCAGCACGACCTGATCGCCAGTCCAGAAGCCACGGCGCGCGGCATGGACCTGACCTTCGAGCTCCTCGACGACGACAAATACGACATCCACATCGACCTCAAACTGACCGAGGCGTACCGGTTCGAAGCGCGCCCGGGCGGCGGTCACGAGCTCGTCTACCTCGAACCGCCGGAACCGCTGGCGATGGAAAGCGGCCCGCCGCTGCACATCGTCTATCTGGACGGCGCGGTGATCGCTCGCTGCGAAGAGCATCCCGAGGTCACCTGATGGCCGAGGACCTGGCCCAGCTACACGATATCGCAGCTGCCTGTCTGGCCGCGCTCGACCCGCCCGCCCGCAACAAGCTGCTCAGGCGGATGTCCGGCGATATCCGCCGTGTCCAGCAACGCCGGATGGCGGCACAAAAGGCGCCGGACGGGTCCAGCTGGCCCAGGCGCAAGCCGCGCCGCGACATGAAGCCGGCCACCCGGCCGGTGCGCTTCCTCTATCCCTCGGGCGGCGCGGGCGAGCCCCGCCTGGTCGATATGCGCAGCTGGCGCCAGCAAGGATCCATGATGGTCGGCTTCGACCGGGAGGCCGACGGCCTTCGCACCTTCAAGAAGTCCAAGGTAATCCGCTGGATCACGCCAGAGGGGCAGGCCGACACTTCGATTGAGGCTGGCGGGGCCCGTGGCGTGCGAGGCCAGGTCCGTAGACGTGCCCAGCCCATGTTCCGGGGGCTGCGCTCCAGTCGCTGGCTCAAGGCTGGCGCGAACAGTGAATCCGCCTGGGTCGAATTCACCTCGCGCGCATCCCGCTTCGCCCGGGTCCACCACTATGGCGAACGCGATCAGGTCGCCCCGGACGGTCCCGAGATCGACTATCCGCAGCGCGAGCTGATCGGCTTTGCGCCGTCTGATGAGGCCATGCTGCTCAATGCCTTCATCGATCATGCTGGCGATGCTCTCGGCTGGGGCCGGAGGGCAGGGCACTAGCCGGATTTCTGCACTGAACTTCGGCCCTCAAGCAGCGAGCCGCCGCGCGGCGAGCGGTAGGGCCTCGTACATTTGTCAGCACCGCACGGCACAACAGCGCCCGGTCGCCAGCCCCATGCCCGGGCGGTGACAACGGAGCCCCGCTTGTGACCTAGAGGTTTCCGTCCGTGTCCGTCCTCGCCGGCCAGGCCAGCGGCTCGACTGCCGTCAACCTGTCCAAGCTGCCCTTCCCGAAAGTCGTCGAGGCCCTGTCCTTTGACGCCATCGTGGCCGAGGCCAGGCAGCTGCTGATCGACGCCATGGCCGAAGACAGCCCGGAGGCGGGCGCCGCCATGGCCCAGGTGCTGGCCCTGCCTTCCGAGCCGCTGGTCAAGATCATCCAGATCTTCGCCTATCGCGAGCTCGGTCTGCGCCAGCGAGTCAATGATGCCGCGCGGGCCGTCACCATCGCCTATGCCGTGGGGTCGGACCTCGACCATCTGGTCGCCCTCCTGGGTGTCGAGCGCCTGGTCATTGTTCCGGCGTCCGGTGACGGCCTCGTCCCGGCCGTCATGGAAGACGACGATGCTTTGCGCCGGCGTGCGCTGCTGGCGCCCGAGGCCTATTCCGTGGCCGGGCCCGAAGGCGCCTATGTGTCCAAGGCCCTCGACGCGTCCGGCGATGTCCTCGATGCCAGCGCCACCAGCCCGTCGCCCGGCCAGGTCCTGGTCACCGTCCTGTCCCGCCTCGGCAATGGCGTGCCGGATCAGGCCCTGCTCGACACGGTCGAGGCCTATGTCTCGGCCGAGGATGTCCGCCCCCTGACGGATCAGGTCACCGTGGCCGCGGCCGAGGTCCTCACCTTCGCGGTCGAGGCCACCCTGACCACCTTCGCGGGGCCCGACGCCTCAGTCGTCATCGCCGAGGCGCTGGCGCGGCTCGACGCCTATCTGGCGGCCTGCTTCCGGCTCGGCCGCGACGTCACGCGTTCGGGCATCATTGCGGCTCTGTCGCCCGAAGGCGTCCAGGACGTCGACCTGGTGTTGCCCGCTGCCAATGTCGTCGTAACCCGCACCCAGGCGGCGCGCTGCACATCGATCGACGTCACCCACGCGGGCCTCGGGGAATAGGCATGCCCCTCGTCCGCGACAGCCAGTGCCTGGCCCCTGAGAATTCCACCGCGCTCGAGCTGGCGCTGGAGCGCCTGACGCGGCGCCTTGATGCCGTGCCGGTGCCGCTGCGCGATCTCTGGCGTCCCGACACCTGCCCGATCGAGCTCCTGCCCTGGCTGGCCTATGCCCTGTCGATCGACAGCTGGAATCCGACCTGGCCGGAGGGCGTCAAGCGCGCCGTCGTCGCGGCCGCCATCGAGATCCAGCGGAAAAAGGGCACCGCCGCCTCGGTCCGCCAGGTCGTCGCAGCCTTCGGCGGTCAAATCGCGCTGCGGGAATGGTGGCAACAGGATCCCCCGGGCGACCCCTACACCTTCGAACTGGTGCTGACCCTGAATGGGGAGGGCGGTCAGCCGGCCACGGCCCGCTTCGTCGAGGAAGTCATCGACGAGGTCGCCCGGACCAAGCCCGTGCGCGCGCACTTCACCTTCACCCAGGGCCTCTCGGCCCAGGGCGGACTTGGCACGGCCGCCGCGGCGCGCGTGGCCGACTACGTCCGCCTGCAGCTTGAGGCCGCCTGATGCCCGGATTGCCGATCACCATTACCGACGCGGGCCGCGCGGCCCTGATCAATGCCCAGAACACCGGCACCAACGCGCTGACGATCAACGAGATCGCCCTGACGTCCTCGAATATGGAAGGGGCGAACTTCGCGGCCATGACGGCCCTGCCGACCGAGCTGAAGCGTCTGACCACCTTCTCGGGCGACGTGGTCGCGGCCGACACCCTGCACCTGACGATCCGCGACGAGTCGATCCAGTCCTATTCGATGCGCGGCTTCGGCCTGATCCTGTCCGATGGCACCCTCTTTGCCGTCTATGGCCAGGCCGCGCCCATCGTCCAGAAGTCGACGGCCTCGATCATGCTGCTGGCGGTCGACGTGGTGCTGGCCAGCCTGACCACGGCCATGATCGAATTCGGCAACACCGACTTCATCAACCCGCCGGCGACGGTGGATCGCCCGGGCGTCGTCGAGCTTGCCGATCAGCCTGAGACGGACGCGGGCCTCCGCTCCGATGTCGCGGTCGTCCCGTCCCGGCTGAAGGTGCTGCTCACCGGCCTGCTCGGTGGCAAGGCCGACGCCGCCCACAACCATGATGCGGGCCATGTCACGACCGGCGTCTTCAACGTCCTGCGCATCCCGGATCTGGCCATTGCCAAGATCACGGGTCTGGCGACGGCTCTGGCCGAGAAAGCCAGTCTGGCCGGCGCGCTCTTCACGGGGGCGGTCACTATTTCCATCGCGTCCGGCGGTCGCCTCGACCTGCGCGGCCCTGCTGGCTCAAGCCGCGAGATCAACTTTAGGACGGACGCTCTCGACCGTTGGCGCATTCGGGCGAACGGTTCGGCCGAGAGTGGCGCGAACAATGGCACCCTGCTCGAGTTCATGCGCTTCGCCGACAACGGCGCCTATCTGGGCATTCCGTTCTCGATCATCCGGGCGACCGGCCAGGTTTCGTTCGAGACGGTGCCCCGAATCGGCCTCGAGCAAATCTGGTACGCGGGCAACTTCGACCCGAACAGCAAGGCCGCAGCCATCCACTCGCACGACTGGGCCCAGGTGACGGGCAAGCCGGTCCTTCTACAGTTCGTCAGCTCGCTCGCGGCCTCGGGCTCCGACCTCAATCTCTGCACCACGCCGGGCTTCTATCGCCAGCCGCTGGATGCCGGCGCCACGGATGGCGCCAACTATCCCGTCGGCGGTGCCGGCATCATTGAGGTGCTTGCCCAGGGCAATGCCGTCGAGCAGCGCTACACGCGGCCATCGAGCGGGGACGTCTTCCATCGCGGGTCGATCGGCGGCGCCTGGTCGGCCTGGCGGAAATTCTGGGACAGCGGGAACTTTGACCCGGCCAGCAAGGCTGACGCAGCCCACACCCATGCGGGCGAGGATATCACCTCGGGCACGGTGCCGCTGGCGCGGCTGCCCAGCCTGCCGGCCAGTCAGACGAGCAGCGGCGTCTTCGATCCCGCCCGGATCCCGGCGCTGGCCATGTCGGCCATCACCGGCCTGGTCGCGGCGTTGGCGGGCAAGTCCGACACCGGGCACGTTCACTCTGGCGCGGACATCACCACGGGCACGGTCGCCCTGGCGCGCCTCCCCGGCCTGCCGGCCAGTCAGACGACCAGCGGCACGTTCGACCCCGCCCGGATCCCCCCGCTCGCGATGTCGGCCATCACCGGCCTGGTCGCGGCGCTGGCGGGCAAGTCCGACTCCGGGCACGTTCACTCTGGCGCGGACATCACCACGGGCACGGTCGCCTTGGCGCGCCTCCCCAGCCTGCCGGCCAGTCAGACGACCAGCGGCACGTTCGACCCCGCCCGGATCCCCGCG